CATCATTTGGTCCAGTACCTTTAATTATTATTTCATTTACATTATGATAATCAAAATTACTGTGTTCTAAATCTAAATATTCATAAGGTAGAATATATCTTGTATCTATATTATTTGCAAATTCATTAGGAGCTTCAATTATAGTACCATCACTATACATTTTGAATACCTTCATACCTAATTTTATAGAATAAGCAGCTACTTCAAGATACATATTATGTGTTTCCGTTGGTACATCTCCTATACCCTGTAATATCATACCATCAGAATATTTCAATCTAAATGTCCTAGCCTGATATGTAGGTCTTACTAATGCGGATTCCCTTTTTACCTTTTTATATTCATTAACATTATGAGCCTTTATTTCTTCAGTATCACCTACAATGAAATATAAGTCCTCATCGTTAAGATTTACTTTGTTAGAAATAGATACTTCATAAGTTTCTTGGTCTATTGAAAATACATACATCCAACCATCTCTTAACAATGTAATATTACCTGCCAAAGCATCATATGTACCCTCAGCATGATATACTGTAGAATCTATATCTCCATCAATAGTTACAGTAGTAACATCCTCCCCTGCTGAAAATACAGTTGATAAAAAAGATTGTACATCATCAGGATTATTAGCAGATACTAAATAATTGTCATAACCTATCTCCTGCCATTCACCATTAATGAATATTTCAAGTACAAGTTTCTTTCTATCATTGAAATGTAACCAGAGATTATATTTATTTTCTGGTTCCTTCTGTGTAAGTGTTATATCTCTAATCTGTGTAAGTGCCATAATATTTATTTTTTATGATTATTACTACCCATTTTACTTATTTGCTTTTCTTTAAGTCTAACATCATCAGCTTGTTTCTTTTTAGCAAGACTAAGTTTCTCTCTTTCAAGTTTAAATTTTTCATCTAATTCTTTCATTTTCAGCATTCTATCCTCTTTTGCTTCAGCTAAATCTTCAGCTCTTCTTTCATCATCTCTGATACCATTCATATCAGCATCATTATTCATCATAGCTAATCTTTCAGCTTCTGCCTGAGAATTAATTTCAGCAACCATAAGTTTAGTTTCATTATCTCTCTGATTAATAGCATCATTAAACTGCATTTCCTGCATAGCAGTCTGTTGTTTCATTTCAGCAATTTGCTGTTGCTGTTGAAGTTGCTGTTGCTGAGCCTGTTCAGCTCTTTGTTGCATTTCCTGTTCAGTCTGTTCTATCATTCTTAACTTTTCAGCCATAGAAGCAGATGAATACAATTTCATTATAGCAGAGAATGTTAATGCCTGATTTTGTAGAGCAGCCTGAGCAAGCATTTCAATCTTATTATTAAGGTCTTGTGATGAAGAACTATTATCTACTACAAGTCCATATTCATTTTCAGCAAATTCATCTCCATCTATATCTATCATTTTAGTAGCAAAATCTGGAGTAATATATCTGAACTTCATATTTCTTCCCCTCATTGCTACTCTTGCAGTATCAATAAAACATTCTATAACTCTCTTCTTAACATCATCATGTATAGTAAATAGCCATTCAGTAATATGAGAAGATTGTAATGTTGCTCTTTCAACACCACCAACAGTTTCCCTATTACTAATCTGACCTTCCCTTTGCTTTGAAATACCTGCTACTTCAGACATTTCAAGTTTAATAAACTCAAGAAGGTTTATGTATTGCTGAATATTATTGCCCCATTCTGCATCTACTACACCACTACTTGCATTATTCAAACTACCAGCAAGTTTACCTGTTGCTGGACCAGTTTCAATAGCCCTGCCAGAATCCTTTACAAGAATACCATTTACCTTTGCATAGTAAATCCATTTCTCTGCTTCCCAACCTTTAGGTATTTGAGCCAAATCCATTATTGTCAATTTACCTAAATTCCTAGCCATCAATTTATTAAGTCTATCGTGTATAACATCATAGAGATAATTGTAAGGCTTCATAATATCTACAAGACTGAAAGGTCTGTCATCATTAAGATTATAGATACTGCCAATTATGCCAAAATGACATTTTGAAGGATTTGACATTGTGTTATATTGAACTAATCTTGGTCTGATATTTACATAAATATCTTTACCTATTTTAGTTCCTTCCCAAGCTTCATTAATCCAGAAAGTTTGTTCCTCTTCACCTTTAAACTTATCAGCAATGTATTCTTCCGTATAGAAGTGATAATCTATTTCACCTGTTTCTGGGTCATATTTTTTAACTTTCTTAATCTTTCTTCTTGATTTCCAGTACAATCTTAATACCCTAATATTACCTTCATTATCATAAGGTATTAAATCATTTACTTGATTGTTAGACCCAAATAATGCTTCTGGAGTAGCAAAGAAACCATCATAAAGTTCTTCATCTACAGGTCTTATTAATGCATGTCTTTCATCAATAGTACCAAATTCATCTACATCAGGACTATTGTTTATCTTCTCGATATATTTCATATCTTTAGGTGTAAGACTATCATAATAAGTATCTATGATTTTACCTGGAGACCAATAATCTTCAAGCATTATGATGTCAGCATCTTCAATTTTATTTGAATAACCATTTCTCCATATTCTTACTTTTAATGGATTGAGTTTAGTAAGTATTGGTTCACCTGATACAATATCACATTGATAAATTTCTTCACCAACAGCCATTGCATCCATTATACCTGTATTAAAAGTTAATGCAAAGTTCTGTTCCTTACTATAATGGTTATAAATAAAATTTGCTCTCATTTCCCTAAAATCTTGATACTGATATAGGGAATATTGATTTATTTCTTCTAATTTCTTCTGAAAATCTTCTTCACTAGTAGCTCTGTCTTCAACAGCCTGTTGCAGCATTTGGAATATTACTTCCTTTTTCTTTTCTTCTATTTCAGATATTGCTGTAGGATTTGTAACAACTATCCTTGCATCAAAGATTCTTTTTGCTTCTTCTCCTCTTAATACATTCAACTTGCTATTCATAATAGCATAATGCTGTATCCTGTCAGGAATAAATTTAGCATTTAAGTTCTCTGGATTAACTACAAGCATTAAGTCCTTCATGTGTAGTTTTCCCTGTAACAAATCATAATTTATCTTCTTATGCTCTACTGTATTTCTTACTAGAGTACTACTATAGAATGTTTTATTATCAGCCCAATCCATACACTCCTTCCTCCATTTTCTTCCTTTTTGGTTGAAGGGCAACTGTTGTCTTGGAAAGTTTACTACTGTATTCATTGCAATAAATTTATTCTGATGCAAAAATATAAATTATTACAATACTTACAAAATAATAAAAATTATTTTCTAATAAACTCTTCTATTTTTATTTTTGCTCCATAAGGGACTTTCTGCTCTGTCATCATAATTCTTCTTAAAGAACTCATCATTTCCTAAATAATTTGCATCATATTCCTCTTCCCTATTTCTAATATCACCTTGATACATAATCATTTTTTCTTCCCTATAAAGCATTAATGCTCCTAATGCTCTAATTCTATCCACATTTATTTGTGGATTAAATAACACTAATTCCTTTAATAATGCTCTACTCTTTATATAAAATAAGTTAATACTTTGATATTCTACTTCTTGACCATCTTCAATTTTTATTTCAGGTACAGGTTTAATAAGCCAATTCTTTATAAGTGTATTTGCATAGTTATTTACTGGTAATGTAGCATTGAAACCCTTAGCCTTATTGCCGTATAATTGCCCTTTAATTAATTCCTTATCCCTTAAATATTCAGGAACATCAGCAAGAAGGTATAGACAATTCTTCATACTAAAATATGAGAATATACCTTTCTTGTTATTTTCATAGAGGCATCTTGCATTATAGAACAAAAGTAACTTTCTTATTCTTTCATATCCATCATCAGTAAATGCTGTTCTACCAGTCCATTCACATACTATTCTGTCAGTCCATAAGTCCAATATAAAGAAAGACATTAATGATAATGTTGAAGATTGTGCATCATCTTCTACAGGGTCTAATCCTGCAATATATCTTTCTGAAAATACTTTACCTTCAGTATTCTTTTCAGGCATAGTATATATTTCTACTGCACCATCAAGATTACCTAAAGTGCCATCACTATTACTTTTTAATGGAAAATCCCTTATAGGTTTATTCTCTGTAGGAACAAACTTAATACTACCATCTTCCTGCTGTACTACATCTCCAACATATACATCATCAAAGAAGTTAGGATTTATATCAATCTGATTCAATCTTTCATTAAGTTGAGTAACTGGAAATATGTTACCCATACTTTTCAGCATTGCTTCCTGTGGAGTAACTGGAATTTCAGCAATTCTCTTTGTAATAGAGTTAATATCAGTAGTATTGTATTTTACTGTGTATCTATCCTTTAGTATTTCAAGTAAAGCCCTTGTTACATCTGAATTACCATTCTTATCATAACATTCCGCTCTATTCATATAACCTGGAAAGAAGAAAGTAAATAAAGGTCTACCTTGTCCTTCCTTGTCATATATATTCTTTAATTCTTGAACATTATAGCCTATTGGGTTATACATAATTTCTTGAGCAGAACTAAAGTCAGAATCCTTATCACCAGCAGTACCAAATAGAAATAACATACCAAACACATTAGGACCATCTTCAACTGAAGGTCTAAGGTTATTATAGATTTCTATAAGGTTCTTGAATGAACCACATTCCTCAAACAGATATAATACACCTCTTGAACCTCTTAACTTTGCAACATCATCATTGGATGATTTACCTACTACAGAGTTCTGTGTACCATTAGGCCTTCCTTCAATATTCTTATAACCACTAACCCACAGCATATTATTCAGAGTATCTATAAGTCTTTTACTTGGAAACTGTGTATTTCTAGCACAAAAGTCTATATCATATTTAAATTTATCAAGAGTCTGGTCTCCACCTAAAAGTTTAGTTTTATCTGTAGCAGTAATATAACAAGTAACTTTTTCACTTACTTCAATACTTTCTCCTAAAAGGAATCTTTTAGCTAGCATTGCTGCACCATAGTAGGATTTACCTCTACCTCTGGATGCCAGTTCAGCAGCATGATGCCCATTATTTCTTGCTATATTAAGATAGTGTGACTTATAGTAGTGTCCCTCCCATACATCAGGAAAACCAATAACTCTATTTGAAGCCTTACCTTTACCAGAATTTTTTGATATAAGCATAGGACAATAGTTGAGCATAAAGTAATAATCACCTGTAATCCATTCCCCATCAGATTCCCTTACATATCCTTCATAGCATCTTCTTAATTCTTCTCTGAACCACTTGCCATATTCACTATTAGGATTAGGATTAGGTCTTAAATCAGTATATCTTCCAGTCTTCATAAAATGTAATGCTGAAGGCCTGAAGTAATCCATATCTTCAAGTATATGTGGTCTAGTAAGGTCTATCTTTATTTTACCACTTTCATCCCTTTCTATATCCTTGGCATATAGTCTATCTCCTTTGATAAGTTCCTTTATATAAGGAACATTATTAATGAAATCAAAGAATTGTTCCTTGATTTCATCGGGGTATTTTTCTATATCCAAATTTTCAATTGGAGTTTGGCATATGTTCCAAGTCATTCCTTCTAGCATAACTACCTAATTTTTCTATGTTATTAAGTATCATTTTTACAATATCTGCCCTTAATTCCCTTTCAGCCTTATCTCTTCCTTCAACATCATCTTTCCTATAACTTCTTTGCATAGTCAGTATAGGCTCATTAGAAGGCTTTCCATTTTCCTTATATCTTACATAGTATATAGTAGCCTTAATAATTTTATATATCCTTGCTACCCTATTAATTTCAGTAATAGAATTTATTATAAAGAAACCATTATCCTTATAGTGTTCTTTATACCAAGTATTAAGGCCCTCAACAATATCCCACATAACTAAGCATTCATAAAACTTTTAATACCATCATCAGTAAGAGTCTTTTCACTATTACCTCTAATTTTACCAGCCTCTTCAATTTCTTGTGCTACTATTCTTTCAGTATCTACAATTTCCTTTGCTATCTTTGATATTTGACTTAATGCAGTAGTAATAGAATTGATAGTATATTTAGGCTTTCCTTTTTCATCAACTTCATTAAGGTCAACATCTTTTAAGAATTTTCTCACCTTATCAACAGCAACTATACTATCCTCAAGAAGCATTGATGAGGGTGTCTTAACATGTTTCTTATACACTTCTATAGCTTTTTCCAATTTTTCACTAATCTTATAATCCTTTGGTAATCCTTCCTGTATAAGTATTTCTTCAAGTCTATCCTTTTCATCAGATATATAGTTATAGGAACTTCTAGGGTCAGCAAGGAAATATAAGATACTCATCTGCTGCATAAATGTTTCCTTGAACTTACTTTTATCTTCATTATATAATTCCCTTATAGGCTTTATAAGAAAAGCTTCTTCTGTAGGGTGTATCTCATAATTACTATATTCTATTATATGCATAATTGTAAAATTTAAAAATGGGTATAAGGGAAATTAAATTTTAAGCAAATGTTAACAGAATTATTACTTCCCTATACCCTTTATGTTCTAATTCTTTAAAATATCAGTTGAAGCACTTGTTATTATTTTCTTTTCGTGAGGTTTTACAATAACTGGTTCCTCTTCATATTCCTCAACTACAAAGTCAATATCTCTATCCTGAAGCATAAGGCACATTTTTCCATCAAGTTCTATCATAGGAATATCATACCTTACAACTTTATTCATATCAAAATCTTCTTTGATTGAATTAGGGTCAAATTTTGTAACCTTATAGTTGATAGGATTAATCTGTACCATATCACCAATTTTGATATTTCTTACAGAATCTCCTACTGCAATTACCTTCTGTATTTCCTTTACTGCTCCAGCAGTTTTTGTTACATCTACTAAAGAACCATGATATTGAATTTCTTCATATCTATCAGCAGTTGTTATTACCCTGGTATATAAGGGCTTAATCTTTTTTAACTTCATATTTTCTCTTCTTTAAAATAATACTTTCATACATTTGTGGCTGAACATAAAACTTACCTATATATGGAATACTTACACTACTCTTTATTCCTTTCAAATATTCTTTAGGGTCAGTATTACATTCTTTTAATGGAATATTGGAAAGTATATTCCTCATACTTTTCCAATACCCCATGTAAACCTTGTAGACAAATTCTTTGTCCATTCCAAGTCTTTCAGCAACTATAGAGGCAGCATCTTTAATCTTCATAATCAAAACTTATTAGCATTTGAAAACTGTTATCCTCATTAACATTAGGTATAAACTTTGGATTTATCCTGTTATCAATTATAATTCTTGACTTCTTTAACTTGCCAAGTATTACATTGAAATGTGCAGGGGTAATATTACAAGCCTCTCTTACTTGTTTTCTGCTTTCAACACTTAATGAAAGTGAATCTAATATATCCTTGTTTACTACACTCTTAGCAAGTTTACACCTATTTTCAACCAGAGCAGCAGCAACTGTAATTTCCTTGTCAGTAAGATTATGGAATGGTCCTAGAAACTTAAACCAATACTCAAAGAACTTACTTCTTTTAGTAGGTATTCTTATTACATTGTTTATGCCCCTTCCAGTCATAACTACTCTTCTTTTGCAGTTTCTTCCTTAGTTTCAGGTTCCTCTGGTAAAGTAATCATTTGTTCAATTTCATCAGTACATCTATCAACAAACTCCTGCTTGAAATTGACACTAAACTCTACTACCTTGAACAAATAATCCAACCTCTTAAAGATATTGAAGTTGTTCTGTTCATTAAGTTTCTGAACTAACATTCTGTTCTGTTCACTAATCTGCTTTGCAACATTCTCAAGTTCTTCATAAGAAAGTTTCTTTCTTTCCTGTGGTTGCTGTTCCTGCGGAGCATTAAGGTTAACTACCTTACCTTCTTTAACTTCCTGTCCTTCCATGATATTTAAATTTAAATTATAATTCAATTTTTTCTAATTCTGCTCTTTCTTCAAGCAATGCTAATGATGTTGCCATTAATCCCATTTGTACTGTATACATTCCTCTGGGACATGTAGGAGTAAAATCTAACTCTCCTTTATCCCATTTCTCACACATTGCACAAAGTTTATTATAGCGAATATTTAATTGATAATATTCTGCTTTAAACCTATCTTCATAGTTACTACTGGTCATAAGGTCAATAGTGTCTTTCAATTCCTTTACTTTCATCTTCTTTAAAATTTAAATTATTATTAATCAGTTAATTATTATCTACATATTTATGTCCATACTTCTTATAATATAGTTTCTCCCATTCTCTTATACCTATTCTATCAATATTAGTACTACCACACTCTTTACAAAAATCTACATTTTCATAAGATTCTATAGATACTACTGCAAGTGAAAGACAGTTTTTACAATAGAATACTGGAATATCATTATACTCTTCTTTTGTCATCATACCACACATGTATTTCTTCATCCTTAGTAAAAACTGAAACTATATTTTCTTTCTCAACCTTTAGATTATTTAGTTTTTCTAAAAGGCTATGTTCACTTGTATCTACAACAGTTCTTATCATATCAGTATGTTTTAACGATGCAAAGATAAATAAAATTCTTTTACACAATAAATTTTTTCTTTATATTTTTGTATATTATAGGAATTACATATATTACTATGTATAGTGTAGTATAAATTACTACCATTGTTTCTTTTCTTACTAAAATCTCTGTAGTATTTAAACACAAATTAAGAATATTCAATGATAATATGTAGTATACAGGTAGCCTATGAGTAGTACAAAACTTAAATACAAAGCTGCTTATTAAGATATAAAGCAAAGGCAAAATACTTAAACTTATTATGTAATTCATAAAATGAACATCAAAGTACATTGCTAGTATAGCATATATAAAATATAAAGTACCTATCAAGTGCGATAGGTACTTTAATGTTATGAGAAAAATTTTATATAGGGTTTTATTCATTTTAAAAATATCCTAATTCACTAAGCCCCTTTAATAAATCTCTAGATTGTGGATAACTTAAATTAAATCTAAGTGCTGTATTTTCTATTAAATCAATATTTCTAGCATCATTAATATCTTTAAATGGAGTTAAATATGAGTTATTTTCTATTTTCCAATTTGTTAATTCAGAAAGTACCTCATTTGGACTTGCTCCCCAAGGATACTTTTTTTGATTAGAATCAAGTATTTTCCACACGTTATAATGTGGAGATTCGGGATTTGAAATATAATAAGTATTTCCTGGTATTGCAGGATTAGGATTTAAATGTGGTTGATACGAATGGTCTATTTCATGTCCTAATAATCCTTCTAAGTAGTTAGATTGTTTTGATTTTCCTACTTTATAATTCATATATCTTGGATTAATAAGAATGTGTCCATGAGAATTAATTCCTTGAGTACTATTAGCTGTTTCATAAGCTTTTTTAATATTAGATATTTTATTTTTTAGCATATTAGGCATTTGAATTTTTCCGTACTCATAAATTGAATATGGATAATGAACATATATATTATCATCTATTCCACTAAATATATTTTCATCATTCATATAATTCTCCATAAGACCATGTTCTCTTCTATATTTATTTATATCACTTACTTTTTGTCTTGCATTTGCCTCTGTATTTCTTAACCAATTATTAAACTTTGTAGGTTCATCTAGATAAAATACTTTATTAGCAATATTATCTAACACATTTTGTCCTAATCTAGTTTGTTGTATTGCTTTATTTGCCGTATTTAATGTTTTTGCTATTCCTATCATACCAGATAAATCTAATAAATCTCCTAACCCTGATTTTATTCCTGAATAGTATTCTTTGTTTTTAAAATGATTATATGTTTTTTGTAAACCATTATTAGAAAAAGCATTATTAATACCATTTATTGCTAATGCAGCGTTTATGCTATTATCAGCAAAAGAAGCGGCTGGTATTAAATCTGTTGCTATAAAAGGATTTACTGCACCTAAAGTTTTTACAGCAGTAGTAATAGGTTTTGATATTAAAGTTGTTAAAGGTTTAACAACTGAAGTGGCGGCTGGTGCTGTCATTAATCCTAAAACTATTGCATCAGTAACTATACCTGATTTAATATAATTTCCTTGATTATAGTTAAATCTATTCCAAGGGTCCATAGGATTATCAAAAGAAAACACTTCACTAGAAGTACCTTGTGTACCATTAGATGGTTTTACATATTTTTGTGAATCGTCTTGCCATTGATACGAATATTTAGGTGGGTCTTTTGACCCACCTTTCTCATAAGTATTTATAAATGTAGGTCTAGCTTCTGCTACAGGTATAGTCTTTCTAATATCTACATAATCATTTGTATTTCTAGTAGGATTTATCCATTCTGCAAACTCTCTCTTAAATTCATTTTCCCTTATATTATCTGTTAATTCTTTTATTTGAGCTAATGCAGAATCTGGTGCTGTATATCTAGCCAATCTTTCTGCTCTTATCCTATCTATAATAGGTTGAACATCTATCTGAGGTCTATTAGGTTCAGTAGGTATTTGTGGCTGAATAGTTATTTCTCCACCAGTAGCATACATATTAGGTTTTCTATCATAAAGGTCATGTATAGTATCTAAATCATACACTCCATTAGTAACAGCAAGTTTAATGAACTTATGTCTGTCACGCATATTTAAATCATTCCACATAATAGTAATGTTTAATTTTTTGCAAAAATAACATTAAAGCATAAAAGAGCAAAGAAAAAATTAAGCCAATCTTGGGGGGATTGACTTAATAAAAACAAAATTCATAACGGATTTAATAAGTAGGTTATTTAATAATAAGTAAAATATACTATATCTTTATACCTTTACTTCTATATGAATCAAATATAAATTGAGTAGTTTTACCTTCTATAATTTGTGTATTAGTTATTCTAAATACAGTATATCCCATTTTATTTAAATCATTAGTTCTCTTTTTATCTCTTCTTATTTGTTCTTTAGTATTATGGTACTCTCCATCTATTTCAAATACTATTTTATTCTTAATATCACAAAAGTCTACAAAATAAAATCTTTCTATATAACCGTCTTTCTTTCTTACTATATCTATCTTATATTGTCTTTTTAAGTTTAATCCTTTTAGTTTAGATATATTAAAGAACTTATCTTCATGTAGAGTTATAGATTCTTTAACTTCTTTATGTAAAGATTTAGAAATACCTTTCATTCCTTCATTATGTTGTTTTATTTTAATGATTCTAATTTCTTCCTCTAATTCTTGTATTTTCTTATTATAGTCCATATATTTAAATTTTTTACTTTATATCTATATAATATAATATATTATTATAATATAATATATATTACAAAATTAATAAAATAAATTTTTTCTTAAAAAATTTTTTTCTGATTTTTTTGAAATTTTTTTTTCATTGGGGAGAGGGGGGTATAATCCCACACCACCCCCCACCAGCTTCATATAGTGGGGCCAAGGCCCCTAATACTAATTAATAACTAAAAAATTACAACTATGGAATTACTATTAAATTTTCATCAACAAACAAAGAAGTCTACCGACTTCTTTGAAAATTCTGAGCCATTCAGCTACGCTGAGGCTCAAAACTACTTCTCCTTCAGACTTTTCAAGTCTAAGGAGAAAAAACAGCTTTATGCTTCGCTGACTGACCAAGATGGTACAGTCAGCTTCGTAAAGCTGAATGCTCCAAGTCTTGCCAAGGCAAAGACTTTCATTCAGACTACCAAGTATGAGGTAGTTAAAGGCAAGCGAGTTGCCAAACTATACGGAAGACTGGAATAATCCAGTCTTCATTTTTTATGGGGGGAAGGCATATCAGCTTAGACTTATACCTATATATTATTTATTTCTCCCCACACCATTACACCACATCCCCCATTGATTGGTGGGGATTATGCTTTAATTGCATAATCTGTTGCACTTATAGTTGTATGGCATATAAACTTAACCATACTAGGTTTCTAAGTTTTGTAGGTGAAAACTTAGCGGGCAGATATGATGAGGCTAGTCATATTAGTTGTCCTAAAATAGTGTGTTACAATATGATAAGTGGATGCATTGTCCCTATAAAGGAAACCACCACATTTAAAATGTAACAATGTAGAGTAACTGAGTAACACACTATTTTAAATTTTAACACTATTTACTGAACTAATCAATAAATAATATGGATGCTATTGAAATAAAAGTAATAAATGACATATCTATCTTCTGGGATAGATTATACCATTTATTCTACTATTGGAATAATGGTAGAAAAATAAAGAGTAAAAATATTAGAGTATTAATAAATAAAATAGAACAATTATGAAGATAAAATTATTACCAGTTATACTGGCATTAGCAAGTTTCTTTTGTGGAACAATATTACTTGAAATAGGTGCATACACTCCAAGTGTCTCAACATTCTTAGCAGGAATAATATTGTATACTGTATGCATATTTTGCTGTATCATAGGTCTTATGACAGCAAAAGAAATAACACAAAAGATACTTAATAGTTAATTAATTAGTATTTTAGGAACTATGATTTTATATCTTAGTTCCTTTTATTCTTTTTTCCCACACCATAACTCCACCAACCCCATTGTGTGGAGTGCAATAAATATTGTATTCCAAAGAGACTATTAACAAATTATTATTAACACTTAAAACTAATAACTATGAGTTTTTTAAGCGAATCGAAACTCTATGGTTCTTGGAGTGAAAAGAAGAACCAACTTATGGCAGAATTTGATAAGACTTTCTATGACAAAGTCCTTTCTGCAAATGTAACCGAAAGAGATTTCACAGATAGTGAAGGAAATCCTTTCACAAGCAGGTCTATCTGTTTGCACTTGGAAAATGGATGTACTTATCAGCCTCTGTCTTCAAAGAGCAAACTTGAAGCAGGTGATGAAGTAAAGGTAGCCTCATTGAGAGTTATTACCTTGGAAAAGCCTGGTGAAAAGGATATTTATCGTCTTGACGGCGAAAAGGCATAACATAATGCTAACACCTGAGTAAGTGTATAAACTGCTCAATTCCATTTCGGGTGAATAACAGAATGGATAATCAATACTGCTGACCACCGCAGTTGAGATGATATATTGCGTGGTATTCTTTGTATTCTGGAATTAAAACTAAACTTGGTCAGTCATTAGGAGAATACTAAATGCATTTAAAAAACTCAATAACTTTCCAAGATGTTGAGGACACCGAGTTTCTTATTGACTTACATAAATATCAATAAGTTTTAGGTGTAAAACACGGTTATCAACAAGCCTAAAATGTTGATGAGTAATAGGAAGTAACATTATACTATTACAATATCTCGGTTAAATCACGACTTCAGTAAATAGTGTACAATATTTACTTAAATAGTAATGGAGATGAATGTGAACCTTAATGTAAGCCATTACTTTATTTATTAACTATAAAACACTCTAAAACTCTAACATTATGATAAAAGAAATTATGCAAAAACTAAATGAACTTACAGAACAAGAAACTAATGAAAAAATTGAAGCTGTAATAAATAATAATAACATTAGTAAAAACTTAACACTTAGAACTTATGAAACCAATAATGACACAAACACCAGACGGTAAATATAGCATATGCTATATGATTTTTAATGAAATGAAATCTTTCATTACTTCTAACAAAGAAAAAGCAGAAGAAGAATTTCGTAGAGTTAAAAAAGTATGTGCTAAACATCGTAAAGGCAGACCAAATAGAGTATGGTAATCCATACTCTATTTTAAAACATTTATAAACAATTAAAAATTAAAAATAATGAAAAAGTTTATGATTATCTTTATAGGATTAGTAGCAATCCTATCAATAAATGCTACAATCATTCCTCCTTCAACTACAATTCCACCTTATGCTACTACCTATAAGGTATATGCAGAAGATGACTATCTTTCTATCACAGAAGAGAGATTATATGAAACTATTGACTACCTTGATGATAAGGTAGAAGTTTCACAGGAATTGATATACCTTTTAATAGAACTTGGAAATAAGTATCCAGAGTTCAATAATGACATTTATGATGTCTTATTTGAAATGGATATTACTGAACATGCTTATGATTTAGGTATCAGGTTCTTCAGAGATGATAAAACAGAATACAAAGCAGAACAAGATTACATAGAATATTAATTTATTGGTTTCACAAGATAGGGAAAGTACAAGATATTTATATATTAATGTGCTTTCCCTTCTTTTTTATATGCACATTTTTTTAATTTATTAACTTTATAAAATACTTAGACAAATGGATAAAACAAAGTTTATGCTAATAGGATTAGCAGTAGTAGTATTACTTGCATTAATTCTTTCAATAGGACAACTATCAGGGAGAATAGAAGAGTTAGAAGAAGAAAATGACAGGCTATATACAGAAGTAATGGCTGAAAGACTTAAATGCCTTACTACTGAAGAATGTTGTGAAGTCAATTTTATTGTATCAGATGATATAGACCAATACATATACGAAGCAATGGGATATTTTGATGTAAAATTTCCTGATTTAGTATATGCTCAATCTATATTAGAAACAGGCTATTACTCTTCAGATGTATGTCTACAAAAGAATAATCTCTTTGGTTTATATGATAGTACTAATCATACTTATAGAACCTATAAATATTGGTGGGAATCTGTAAGAGAATATAAAAGATTAGTACAGGATAAATTCAAAGGAGAAACTCTTGAAGATTATCTAATATTCTTAGATACTCTACCTTATGCTGCTGATACAGCATATATAACTAAATTAAAAGATGTATATTATGAACTAATACCTGAATAAACAATATCAATTAAATTTATTGCTATGAAATGTAAATATTGTGGACAAGAAATAGAAAAAGACAGATATTTTAAAGAAGTAGAAAATAGAATGTTACAAAATGAAGCTTGTTTTGAATGTAATTTCTGGCTTGAAAAAATAAATGCTAAATGGGATAAATATCAAATACCTTTTAGATATAAACACGAACATTATATTGCTGACATTAACCCAGCACATAAAAATAGTTCATTTAAAGGTTTTGGAGGTAAAAAGGTACAAGTAACATTTGATAATAAAGAAATTAAAACATTTGATAATGTATGGTATCAAGGAGAAATACCTGAAAGGTTTTGGAAAGATTTACCTGATAATGTTACAGATATGAAATGGTTAAACTAACTAGTTATAAACAATTTAATACATGTATTATGGAATTTAAAGTTTTAAACAAAACAAGACAATCAGTTATTATTAAGACTGACTTAGGTAACAGACATATGAACTGGGACCAATTCAATGACCTTATGGTAATAAAGAAAGATAATCCAAAGGTTGCTGAAATTCAACAGGAGGCTGCACTCAATTACTTTGAGGCTGAAATCTACATTGCAAGACTATTGCACCTGTTTGCAAAAGGTATTGATGGTCTTGATGATAATGTAGCAGCAAGGGCTTTCTCTAAGGAAGTCTGTGAACTTCTTGGTATTGACCAGAAAGAATTACAGACTATCTTGGATAAAAGATTTGCTGAAATACAGAATAGAATAGTAAATACTAACTCTGTTCAACAAATTAAAATGAAGCCTAAAGAAGTAAAGACACTCAATAAGGTATCAGAAGTACCTTTTGAAAACCCAAAGGAAGAATCATGTCATCTTGATGCTCCTTTGAGTGTAGATGCTTCAGAAGTAGTAGAAGCCAATAAGGAGTAATCCTATTGCTTATATCAAGAACTTGGTGCTATGTATTCTTGAACACAAAAGTCTTCTTAGCATAGCCCAAATAAATTTTTAACCATAAGCATAAAAGAAATACTGAACTATCATTTCTCCTGTAAAGGTTTTTTGGATAGTTCGTTTTTACTAACTAAACCGATAAAATAAACCACAGCAATGACACTATATGATTTATATGAATCAATACTAACAGGTATGGGATTTAATTTAATACATAATAATATATACACTAGAAATTATGAATTATGCAAAGAATTACTGTATATAACACCATATAAAGCAATTTATAAATTACAAAAAGATAAATATTGTAAAGAATCACAAATGCAACATTCTGTAATAAACAATTTAAAAATTACAGATAAAATAAAACTAATATCTAATTTTATTAATGAAACAAAAAATACTTTTATATATGAACAGAGAAGAAACAGAAGTTTATATACTTGAAAAAGCAAAAACATACAAGAATATTTTATGTCAGTATCCAACAGGCTATGGTAAGTCTAAACTGGCTATAGAAGTTATAAAGAGTACCCAACAAAATAATGCTAAGGTATTAATAGTAATCCCAAAACTAGTTCTTATTGACAACTGGAAGAAAGAAATAGAGAAATGGAATGCTAATCTTAATATAACCTTTACCACCTATATCTCATTGCCTAAACACGCAGACCATTGGGATTATGTAATATTTGATGAATGTCATCATTTGTCAGATAGAGCATTAGATGCACTAATTTCCTTTAATATTGACAGAAGCATACTATTGTCTGCAACTGTAAAATATACTCACCTCAGAGTATTAAAGGAAATATTTCACAATCTCTTTGTAACTAGGATAACTCCTAGAGAAGCAATACAAGAGAATGTACTACCAGACCCGAAGATTATTCTTATACCATTACAATTAGATAATAGGTGGACTAATCAAACTATTATAAAGAATCCTAAATGTCATAATACTATTAGAATTGACTATGCACAAAGATGGAAGTATAAGTCTAATAAGACAAATAGGATTGAAATATCCTGTACCCAGAAACAATACCATGATGATATGTGTGAACTTATTGAATGGTATAAACGCAAATTCTTCAATACTAATAACTTTGCCTTTAAAAATCTCTGGTTAAAGAAGGCTGGTGACAGATTAATCTGGCTATCTAATCAAAAGAATGAAGTTATTAAGAATATCCTGAATAAAATTCAGGATAAAAAGGCTCTCATTTTCTGTAATAGTATAGAACAAACTGAAATACTTGGAGAATATTGTATTAACTCTAATAATGCAGACAGTATGAAATACCTTGATATGTTTAATAACAATGAGATAAATCATATTACTGCTTGTAACATTATTAATGAGGGCATAAATTTGGCAGAATGCCAAATAGGATTATATGCATCTTTAAACTCATCTGAAATAATGGTGAAGCAACGTCTTGGAAGAATTTTAAGGCACTCTAATCCTATTATTATTATTCCTTATTATAAATATACTAGAGAAGAAGAACTTGTAGACAAAATGAAGGAAGACTATAATCCTGATAATATTAGAATAATAGAAAACCTGAATGAATTAACTTTTTAACTTTAACTACAAATGAAAAAGAATAACAAAAAGGACTTAATACTAATGGTAGATTATCAAGAACAAGGTACTATTAGTGTTGAAAATATGTTGAAAAAGGCAAAAGAAGAATATTGTCCAGCAGAAAATAATGGAAATGCCTATATTAAAGAAAGACGGGAAATAATAAGTCAAATAGATAATCCTACTCTTATAGGATTTACCTTAAAGGAATTTATTGATTTTCTATCAGAGGTGTATAAAAGATTTGGCAATATGCCAGTATTACAATTTAATGGTGAAAGTCTTTGTTTTACTACCTTTCAACTAAGTGATATAGATATTGTAAAAAAGTATTTTCTTGTTTCATCTAATGCAAAACAAACTTTTATAAATCTTAAAGATGAAAAAGCATTGACAATATTTACTATGTAAAAAACTTTTTAACTTTACTTACTAATTGCTAACCCCGAGAGTACTGTAATAAAAATTACAGGCATAACGCTCTTTTAAATTTGTCACAGACAAAGAACTTGTGCAGAATATTCTTCAAAAAGCATAGTATCTACAGCCTGTTTAGATACTAGTTACAGGAAATTGGGGTTTTTAAATTGTATATAAAATAATATCTAAATAAATAAAAAACGAAATGAAACATATATTTCAAGAGTTTGACCATGTATATACTATGGACAGACCATGTAAAATTGTAAATGTATTTGCACCATTTGATTGTGAACAACATTGTACATTTTGTTCAACAAAAGAATGGTATGAAGATGCTGATTATGAAAGGTGGAAAGTTAGCTTAAAGAAAGTTATAGAAAGTAAACCAAATATACTTATAGTAACTGGCGGAGAACCACTACTTTACCTGGATGAATTAAATGAAATTTTGAAAATGAGCATAAACTGCCCAGAGGTATATATAAATACTTCATTCAATGTTAATACAAAAGAATTTGTTACACTAGCAAATGATTTCTTTAGAAAAGGAACCTTAAAAGGTGTGAACATTTCAAGGCACCATCCAGCAGAAATACCTTTTATGGATAAAATGGATTTTCCAATTAGAATTAATGCTGTATTAGAAGAAAATAATCCAATTGTTCAAGTTAAAAGCCTAATAGACTATTATAAAAATTGTAAAGCAACCTTAACTTTAAGGGAAAACTATACTAAAATAAATAGAACAAATCTTTATGATTTTAATGGAGAAGTATTACGCTATTTAACTGAAAACTATTTACTTGTAGAACAACAATATTGTCATTTTTGTAGCAACTTTACATTTATAATACCTAATAGTAATTTAAAGATAAGATACCATAGAGGTACTAATCTTACTTCAGCAAAAATTGGCACTATAACAGAACATATGGAATTAGTGCTAGCACCTAATGGTATAATATATTCTGATTGGGATAAAACTACAGAAGGTGTAGAAGAATTATTGAAATGTAAAACAATAAATAGATGAAAAACGAAATTGAAGATATAATAACAGCATTATTAGTAATTGCTTCAATATGTTTTATTGTTGCTGTACTATATATAATGTTTACTAGCAGATAATTGGATATTTTGTTACTAATAATTCCATAATCTAAGGAAAGGCTCATCTTACGCATTTTTACACCTCATACCTCATTATGAGCCTTTCCTTTTTAATATATTTTGTGTTCATATTATTATTATTGGTTTAGTTTTGTGTTCCTACTGGTAGAAATATCAGTAGGAACCTTTGTTTAATTTTTAAAATTTAAGACAATGACAGATAAATTAGGAGTAGCACTGGTAAAGTATATATGCCCTATTTGTGGTAAAGAAGCTGATTCTGCAATTATTGTGAATAAAAGATTGTCTAAACCACAAGCTGATAAAGTTAATGAGCTTAATGGTAAAGCTATAGGATTTTCAGAAAAACCTTGTAAGGAATGTCAGGAATGGATAGATAAAGGAGCCTTCTTCATTATAGGAATAGATTCTGATAAGACAAATGATGAATCAAATCCATACAGAACAGGACATTTAGTAGGAATAAAGAAGGAATCTGAGTTTTATAAGGATTTAGATAATAAATATAAGACACATGATTTCTTATTTATGGACTATAGAATAATGGAACAAATAGGATTAATTAAAAAAGAATAATAAAATGGAACAGATAAAAGAAAAGATTAAAGAAATAGCAGAACTTATTGCTCAGAAACTTATTGAAGGCGAGGCAGAAAGTGTTACCTATAAGGAAGGTTGGTATAATCTAAAACTTGTAGTAGAACAAAGCAAATCTTGGACTGATGAAACTAGAATAGAAATATCAGTAAATCCAGAATCAAATCTACTACAATCTCATAATTATCTTATTCCAGCAAAATACTTTGAACCTTATAAAGAAGAAATAATAAAGGTTGCTTTGGATAAATATACCAAAAAGAGAATAGAGCAATTAGAAATTGAATTAAGAGAACTAACAGATAACTAATATGAGATTTATAACAAATTTAAGTGATATTCTTAAAAATGCTCCAAAAGGGCTTAAACTGTATAGTACCTTATGTGGAGAGTGCACTTTTAAATATGCAGATGAACATACTATAACTGTGAAAGGAGATTCTACCAATCACGAATATACATTCTATCCTGATGGTGTATATGTTTCTGGAGGAGAAAGATTACTATTTCCTTCAAAGAAAATGCACTCTTGGGAAATGTGGGAAGAGGAGTTGTTTAAGCCAGGCATGTTTGTAAAAGATGCAAAAGAATCTAATAGAATGTGTGTTTATAGAGGTAATAACTCCTTCTCTTATATCTCTGGTGATAGATTAGGCTATGATACATATCGTTCCAATTATGGTTTTGTATTTGCTTCACCTGAAGAAATAAAAAGTTTTGAAGCAGAGTTGGCACTTCTAAACTATAAGTGGAATAATGACATAAGTGACTTTGAAAGAATAGGTGAGGCATATACTCCTAAATATAAGAAAGGAGAAATAGTCTATAATCCTACTGCAACAGAAGATGTTATGTATAAAATTCTGGCTATAGAAAAGTCTGAAGATACCAAAGAAATGGAGTATGTTGTGGAGATACTTGGAGTACCAGTTAATCCTGTAAGACATTACACTTGCAGAATGCTGGATGAATGGGCAGAACCTCAACATAAGTATGACCCAGGTGATTACATAAAGATTGTAGATACCATAAAAATGATAGTATCTAAAGACAAGAAGGGATATGTTGTGCTAGACAGAGATAATAAGGAAGGATGGTATGAAAGAGAGTTTATTGATGACACTTCTGAAAAGGCTACAGTAAATGAAACTCTAAATTTTATAGACCAAAGAAGAGAAGCATTTAAGAAAAATATTAAACTCTGTAAAGCAGAAAAAGCAATATTATGGTTAACTGATATTCCTATTATTTTAGATAAAGTAGGACAAAAATCTGTTTGTGATTTCTGTAAACATGCAACAAATTGTAAGTTTTTTAATAGATAGTAGTATCTTGTGGGGTAACTCTGCTTTAATGAGTTACCCTACTTTTGTTTAATCAATAATAATAATAAATTATGACTAAGAGTAAAGCATTAAAAATATTACAGGAATACTATCAAAAGAATGGTAACATTACATTGTATTACCTATATGATTGGTATGAAAAGGAATTTGATTATTACAATGAATTAGTAACAAATAAAGATTGTAATAAATCTACAGAAGATTATTATTGTGGAGTAATAACTCTTGAATTAGTTATTAATTCCTTAAAGGAAGAAACAACTAATATTACAGATACATTACTGCCAGAGTTGTTAATTAAGCCTAGGTATGTAACTTTTAATAAAGTTGCAAGGAGTTTGCAAATGGGTACTTTCAAGTGTAATCAATATGATGTAACAAATTGCTGGCTACCTTTATATATTAAGGAAAGTAAGAAAAAGCATGATGAGTTCTATAATAATCATATTGAGGAAATAAAGATAAACTTACAGGAAAGACTTAGAAGTTTTAATAAACTTACTGGAAAAATACAATCTATTGTAACTCCATATAGAAAAATAAATCCTAATATTTAAATATAATAATCAAAATGACAGGAAGAGAATTACAAGGATTAACTATTCTATACCATATTTTGGGTAGGATATGGATAATTATACTATACTGTCTCGCTTCTGTAGTAACAGCCTGTATATGTATGTGTTATCCTGTATGGAGTATTGTATATTTCATTATTACTGGATATGATAATGGGATTGATGTAATGTGCAAAATAATTGAGGGTATGTTTGATAGAATAGGCTGGAAATTATATATGATAAATAAGACAAAAGTATATAAATATAAGCGAAAAATTAAATAATATATAATTTTGATTATGAATTACGAAAAAGCATATAAAGAAGCTCCTGAAAGAGCAAAATCTAAAATTGAGAACGACAAAGGTCATGTTCTTTATGAAGATGATATTGTAGCAATCTTTCCTGAACTTGCAGAAAGTGAAGGTGAGAGGATAAGTCGTGAAATAACTGAATTTTTGGGGGACTTCAACAATGGTGAATACGAAATACCAAATGAAAACACAATAGATTCTTGGCTATCTTGGCTTGAGAAACAAGGAAAGGATAAGCCTTCTTGGAGCGAAGAGGATGAGAAAATCATTGAAACTATGTGTAAAGAAGGTGACTTAAAACCTTCAGAAATGCGATGGCTCAAATCCCTCAAAGATAGAGTACAATCACAACTAAAGCAAGAATGGAGTGAAAAGGATGAAAATATTTTAAAACGCATTGATAATTTGCTTTATTCTCTATGTCAAATTCATGGAAGCGAATATGAAGAACTCCATAATTGGCTCAAATCTCTCAAACCTAATCATTAGAAGCCAAGTGAATATGATATTTCTTTGCTTGAAGAGATAGCAAGAAATATTAGAAATAATATAAAACCGTTTTGTAGTGAAGTATCTTCGTTAGAAGCAATAATTGATACTCTTAAAAACTTATGACTATGACACAAGAAGAAAAAAATTTATTGTTGAAAGACCTCTGTGGAAGGTTGCCTTATGGAGTGAAACTATTGTATAACTCAAATTCAATTGCCAATATTAAAGACAGAGTTGAAATTTTAAGGGGAATTACTATCGGATACACAATATGGTTTGAAACTAATTATGACCATTATGAATATGAATCTACAAGTGGAAGCTATGAACATTTCAAGCCATATCTCCGTCCAATGTCAAGTATGGCCGAGGAAGAGAAAAAGGAGCTTGAAAGATTAATCGATGAAAAGTTAAATAAACATATAGGTCAAGAAGATGATGAGTGGACTCCTTGGATATTATATGATACTACAGGAATTAAAAATTACGTAGGAGGAGAAAGATTCTATTTTGATGAAATGAGTTTTATTTATGATTGGTTAAATGCTCATCATTTTGACTATAGAGGATTAATACCAAAAGGTCTTGCTCTTGAAGCACCTAAAGAAATGTATAATAATTAATAGAAAAAAATGGATAATCAACAGAAAGCACATGAGTATTGTTTACAACACTTCTATTCCGCAGGAGTAGTACAAAGAAGTAGCATTGAGAATGCACTTGTAAATATGGCTCAATGGAAAGATGAAATGGTAAAAAGAAAACTCGGGGATATAATAGAAGTAGTTGAAAATGGTCTTGAAAGAGGGGACCCTGAAGGAGTAATTATAAACGAATTAAAGGAGTTATTAAAAATAGAACAATGAGTGACAGAGTTAATAAAGTAGCACATTACAATGCTCTACCTATAGAATGTATTGATGTGATTAAATGGTTTGACTTGCCAATAGGCAATGTCATAAAATATTGCTGGAGAGCAGGTCTTAAAAAAGAAGAAGGCATAGCAGTTATTGACAAGGAAATAGAAGATTTAAAAAAGGCAGAATATTATCTAAAGTGTAAAATAAATATGCTTGAAGAAAGAAAAGCCAGAGAAGACAGAAAGACAGTTGCTGCTATGGGTACACCTATTGATTAATTATGGATACAGATAGAAAATATTATACATTTGGACAAAGTGTTCTTTTCATAACGGAAGAAGAAGCAAAAAGACATCGTGTAAATGGAGGAATAACAGTCCATATTGAATGGGAGGAATAAATATGCTTATAAAAATTGAAAATATTGCAGATGGTATTGCAAAATTAACACGCGAAGTTTCATATGATGAATATGTATTTTTGAAGAAAATTGCTGAGGAGTTAAACAATAATGATGATAATGATGATTGGTGTCCAACATTATACATAGATGTTTTAGAGCAATAAATATACTAAATAGGAGAAGTAATTATGGCAAACAAAGAAACAAAAGAATTTGCAAAGCAATGGATTGAAGAAGGAAAGCCATGTATTTATAGATATGGCTGGGGCTGGAAAGGTGCTGGTGCAAGAGAAATCACCAAGGAAGAAGCACTGACGAAATTACCAAATTATTCATTCGGTAAAGGATTTTATGAATTATCCTTTATCAACTGGCAAGGTAAGGAAGTATTGGAATTTAATGAATTATCTGAAAATGATATGTGGTAATGAAAGTCTATATAAAAAATGAGGTTTACTTTAATAGAAAACCTACTGTAATAGAAGATTACCTAAATAAATCACATATTACATTCAAAAAGGATTGTGGGATGTATATAGTTAATATGGAACAAATATTTGAATTGTGCAATCTTATTATGGATTTAATCAATGAATTAGATGTGCCTAACATATATCCTTTTGTAACTCCTATAGAAAATGTATTAATAGTAACATTTAGACAAATCAATAGAGATACTATGTGTTTTAAATAATATGAAACAAATTGTATTTAAAGGAAAATCCCTTAGAACAGGAGAATTTGTTGAAGGAGATTTAGCCTATGTATATAGAAGAAATAGAAGGGGCAGAATAATTAGTGTTAAGCCTTGGATAGTTTCTCATCATGGTAATGGTGGAATGATATACATAGGTATAAGGCATTTAGTAGACCCTTCAACTATTGAAGTATTTTATAAATAACTAAAATGAACTATATTGTAAATGAAGAACTGATAAAAAGCAAAGGATTTCTTGTTGAGGAAGTCCTTTTGCTTATGGCAATAAAAGTGACTAAATATCCTATAGATAGTATTGTCCAGACTTTGATTGATAAGAAATTAGTTTGGATAAATAATGAGGATGGTAGTCCTAATCTAACCTTACAGGGAAATGACATAATGGAAAGACTGTTACTTGCAGGAGATACAGCAGTTCCTGATGAAACAAGAATTAGGGAACTTGCAAGGAAAGTAATGGATGTCTATCCTAAAGGTGGTAAACCTTATATGATGGATGGAAAAGAGCATAAAATTCCCTGGAGAGGTAATATTGCTGATATTTGTAAGAGATTAAAGAAGTTCTTTAAGATATATGGTCAATATACTGATGACCAGATAATTCAAGCAACTCAAAATTATGTCAATCTTCATAATAATGGAGATGATTCAATGAGAGTATTGGGTTATTTTATCTTAAAGGATGAAAGAAAAGTAGGAGAAGATGGTAAAGGCTATGTAGAACAGAAGTCTGATTTAGCCTCTTTCATAGAAGCAGGAGAGATAGAAAATACTAATAATCATAATTTTGGAGATTTAATCTAATGTGTTTAAGAATAAGTAGATGGCATCACCCATTTTTAAAGCCTAAAATAGCAAGAAAAGATATTCCTTGTTATAAAGTATTGTTATTTAGCAATGTACATGGTTCAAATCTAAAAGATACAAAGTTTCAAGGATTAGAATTATGGAGAATAGAAACACCTCAAACTGGGAGGCTGGTTACACAAAATGCTTTTTATGAAGGTTTAATAGCAGAAGGGTATCCTTCTATACTTGAACTTAATAATATGTATAAAGAAAATGAAGTAGGTCAAGGGGCAATTCATTCTTTTTCTTATAAAAAGCTAAAAAAATTACAGATTTTATGTAGTTATAATTATGCGGTGTTACTGGCATATATACCAAAAGGTACTAAATACTATATAGGTAAAGATGGAGACTATGCTTCAGAAAGAATAAAATTTTATTGATATGGAAGGATGTACTACGTTAAATCAAGCAAAGCAATTACAACTGACTAAAATCAATCCTGAGAATTATGCAGACATGTGCTATGTAAGAAAAGGTAATGAAGGAAGCTGGAAGTTAGTAACTTCTGCATATAAAGACCTTATGAGAAATCCTGCAATAACTTCAAGGGATAATATATTTATAATTCCTTGTTATAGCACAGATGCCTTACTTGAATTACTCCCATATAGAATAACAGATTCTGATGATTATGAATATGAACTCTATATTGAAAAAAGTGGAGATTCAAGTTATAATGTTTGGTATCAAGACATAGAATCAGGACATACTGAAGATAGTATGGAGTGTAGTGGTTTCACTATATGTGAAGCCTGCTTTGGATTATTAATAAAACTGTTAAATATAAACTTAATATGAAAAGATTTTTGTTAATTATGGCAATAATTGCCATAGCATTTGCACAACAAAGTTGTGAAAGTTGCAGTAGAGAGATGAAGTCAATCAAATCTGATTGGAGTGGTGGGTTAAATCGTTCATTAGTTCTTATGGACTATGAAGGAGACACTATTAAAACTTGGACAGGCAAGTTTGACATTAGAGATGATTCTTCTGACAACAAAATCTTCTTTGACCTTGATGGTAAAAGAATCTGGATTCAAGGTGGAATAGTGGTTAGTGAAGAATACTAATATGGCTACTTATACAGAAGAAGAAATACATAATCATGAACAATCTCTATTATGGACATTCAGGTATATATTGGATAAGATAGTGCCAGATAAAGAATCCTATGATATTGCAGTAAAAGAATTTAAAGAACAACTTATTTTTAAAGATAAAATTGATTAATTATGGTAAAAATAGTAATTGAAGTTAGTGACGGATTTTTTGAGGAAATATCTAATGTTGACAACATGACCCTTCTTTTAAAAGAAAAGAAAATAGACCCTATGGAGGGATTTGTAAGACTATTGACATTTGGTGCTGTAGACAAACTCATAAAGGATGGCAAGAAAGAGTTTGTACTAACTCCTGATGTTGCGAAGGACCCAAAAGAAGTTGAAATATTCAACAATATGTTGAAAAGTGCTGGGGCAATGATTGTCTGTAAGGAGCATTTAGAAGTAGAAAAAGAAGCAAATGGAGATAGTAAATAGAGTATTAAATATACTTAAAGAAAGAAGGCAGAATATTCTTGATGGCAATATAAACTGTATTCCATTACCTTTTAATAGATTTAAGAATGAATTTCCTGGAATAGAACAAGGTAAATACTTTCTAGTATCTGGAGGAAGTAAAGCCGCTAAAACTCAATTAACCAATTTCCTATTTGTATATAACACTATATTTTATGCTTTTCAACATAGAGATAAAGTGCATCCTAAAATATTCTATTACCCTTTGGAAGAAACCCCTGAAACTATTACTTTAAGATTTATGGCATACTTGCTATATAATTTTAGTAAAGGAGCAATAAGAATAAGTCCTACTGATTTAAAGAGTACTGATGAAAATAAAGTACTTTCAAAAGAAGTATTGGATTTATTTGAAACTGAAGAATATAAGGATATAATGCAATTCTATGAGGAATGTATAGAATTTAGAAATAGCCGAAATCCAACGGGTGTGTGGAAAGATTTAAAGGGATATGCTGAAAATCATGGTACTACTTATTATAAAGACATAAAAATTACTGATGAATTAGGACAAGAAAAAGAAGTAAAGCAGTTTGACTATTACGCTCCTAATGATAAGAATGAATATGTCTTTATTATAATAGACCATGTTAGTCTTATGGAAAGTGAAAGAGGAATGGATTTAAGAAATACTATAAATAAGATTTCTGAGTATCTGGTTATATTTAGAAACAGATATAATTATATCCCAGTAGTTGTTCAGCAACAAAATACTGAAACTCTTGGCTTGGAAGCATTTAAGAGTAATAAGATTAGACCAACATTAGTAGGATTGGCTGATTCAAAGGCTACTGGTAAGGATTGCAATATGTTTATAGGTATAACTAATCCTTACTCACACGAACTTTCAGAGTATTTAGGTTATAATATACTGGAATTTAAATCTAATATTCGTTTTATAGAAATAGTGTTAAATAGAGATGGTAATTCAAATGGAATATGTCCATTATTCTTTGATGGTGCAGTAAATGATTTTAGAGAATTGCCTTTACCTACAGACACACAAAAATTACAGGAAATATACAACTATCTTAATAAAATAAGAGGTACTGCAAGGAATACAGCGAGTAGAATATTCCTATTGTTTAGTAACATTAAAAAATTATTTAAGTAATGGCAAATAATATTATTGTTTTAGGAAAATCAGGTACTGGTAAATCAAGTAGTATCAAAGGATTAAATCCAGATGAAACTATAATTATCAATACCTTAAAGAAAAGACTTCCATTTAAGGGAAGTAACTCTCTGTATAATACAGAGAAGAAAAATCTCTTTAACATTGATGAGTATGATAAAGTTATCTCATATCTTCAGAATATAGGAGAAAAAACAAATGCAAAGAATGTAGTAATAGATGATGCTATATATTGCATGAGAAAGGAATACTTTAAAAGAGCAAAAGAGACTGGTTATTCAAAATATACAGAGTTAGCTCAACATTTTCAACAGATAATTTCCACTTGTGAAGGATTAAGAGAAGATTTGAATGTTTTCTTTATGCTTCATAGTGAAGATATTACTTCTGATAATAGTATTACAGGATATAAGGTTGCCACTATAGGAAAATTACTGGATAGCCAATATAATCCAATAGAAGTAGTACCTATGGTTCTTTATAGTGCTATTAAGTATGATGATAAAGGTAAACCTACCTATGGTTTCTATACTCATGCTTGTAAGGAAGGAACTGTAGAAATTCCTGCCAAATCTCCTGATGGAATGTTTGAAGAAGATTTTATTCCAAATGACTTGGGATATGTAGTAAAGAAAATGGAAGAATATTACGGATAATTATGGAAAAGATAGAAATTGAAGTTAAGGAAGTAAGGTTTAAAGCTGCTGATGGCACTGTATTCAAAACTGAGCAGGAATGTAAAAGATATGAAGATACTGCTAAATGTGTCATAAAGCAAAGATTTATGTCTATAGTAGAAAAGACTATTAATCCTTACGAAGAAGGTTTATGTGAATCTTGTGATTATGCAGAAGGATTCATAATTAACTTGGAAGACGAAAATAAGATAGACATAGTAAATGTATATTTGTCTTATTATGGTAATACACCATTTTCTTACCATGTAAAGGGACATACAATAATAGTTATGCACAATTCATATGATGATTGTGTATGGGTAAAAGACTTATCTGTAGAGTTAGAAAAACTAAAATCACTTATAGATTCAGTTAATAAGCCTTTTTAGTATTTCCTTGTTTTGAGTATAATTTAATAAGTATTAATAATTTAAATCATAAGTAAAATGGAAAAGAGAGAATTTTCAAAATTTGAAATTGCCTCTATTAAGAGGACTGCACAGAATGTAAGTGCCATGATGAGCAAAAGAAACAAGCTCAATGAAAAGATTGCAAAGTTGACTGAAGAAAGAGATAAAATTCAGTCATCTATTGATGCATGGGAAGCACCTATTAAGGTATTGTCAGGAGGTTTAACAACTGAACAGCTTGTTGACAAAGTTCAAGTTAAGACTGGTGTTGACAAGAATGGTAAGGATATTATGGGCTATAAGTTCGTAATGAAGGAAGGTATTGGTGAAGCAGAAACTACTCAGGTAGATACTAATGAGCCAATAGATACTGAACTTCCTAACAACCCAAATGACTTGTTCCCACAAAGAGAAAGTTCTGATGATGCCTTGAATATGTAGTCTTGGCTGTTGTGTGTTTTTAGGTGGTTATGGTGTATTCCATAGCCGCCTTTTGTAAAGATTAATTATGTATTTTAAAAATATTAAGGAGAATAAATTATGGCATTTGCAAAAGGTAGAGAATCAGTTGGTGACAGTAACATTAAAAGATATATTGGTGTTGCCCCATTCACAGTTATCGCAGTTAATCCTTCCAAGAAGGAAATGGAAGAAATCTATGGTACTACGCTGGAGAAAGAACCAGAATATATTAGTGAAAAAGACGGAGTAAAGAATGTAAGACTTGACTTTATAATTAAGTCTGATGCTGAAAAGTGTGGTTTTGAACTTCTTACCAAATTGGCTTTCTTCATTAGAGAGCAGGAAAGAGTTAATAAGGATAGAACAAAAGTTCAAGTTATTGACAAGTATGGAACTACTGCTTGGGTAACTAATGAAGAGTTCAAGAACAAGGCTATTCCTATGTACTCTAATGGTCCTGCAAACATTGATAGTGACTATAGGGCAGCCTTTGGTGGTGAAGAAGCATTGACTGACTTCATAAAGGCTTATCTGAATATTCCTTCACTCTATAAGTGGAAGAATGGTAAGATTGATGGAATGATTGATAATCCATCAGATGCAGAAGCAAGGGTTGACAACATTGAAAAATTATTCAATGGTGACTTCTCAGAAATGAAAGAAATATTAACTTTGCAGCCTGAAAATAGGGTTAAGGTTATGCTTGGCATTAAGACTGATGATGAAGGTAAGATATATCAGGCAACTTTCAATGAGTGTGTAATGCGTAGTGGTACTAAGGATTACACTAAACTTGCAAAGACTTTGGAAGAAAGAAAGAATCTTGGTGCATATCCTACTACAGTATTTGAAACTGTAGATGCCCATGAATATAATATTCAACCAACTGATTTGAGTAAACCTACTAAGACTGAAGAAGATAAATTGCCGTTCTAATGTTTGCCAAAGGAAGGAAAGATAATTTAATGGAAATATTTGGTAGGATGTCCCAAAAGGACATTCTATCAAGGTATTTCAATATTACTAGACTTCCTGTTATAATAAAGTCACCACTAAGAGAAGACAAACACCCTTCAATGTGCATATATGAGCATAATGGAAAAGTAATGTATAAGGACTTTTCAAGAGGGGATTGTGGTGATGTGGTAAACTTATTACAAAGGCTATGGAATTGTTCATTCATAGATACTATAAACAAGATAGCAGAAGATTTCCCAGCAAAGTATCATGTAAGTAATTCTTCCATTATACATTATTCAAGGAAGAATACCAATATTGAAGTGAAGGTGAGAAAATGGGAAAAACATGATATAGATTATTGGGGGTCTTATGGTATAAGCATACAATGGCTTAATTATGCAGAAGTATATCCAATAAGTCATAAAATCATAACTACTGGTAATAATAGATATGTAATGGGTGCAGATAAATATGCCTATGTATATGTAGAACATAAGGAAGGAATAACCCAGTTAAAGATATACCAGCCTTTTAATAAGGAAGGATTTAAATGGATGAGCAAATTTGATGGTAGTGTAATATCATTATGGACTAAAATACCAGAGCAAGGTAAAGATTTGATATTATGCTCCTCAGTTAAAGATGCCCTGTGTGTATGGGCTAATACAGGTATACCCTGCCTGTCTCCTCAAGGTGAAGGGTATGGAAT